GGTGTGGGTTCTTTAAGAGCACATAATGGTTATCAATTAGTTCAAGATGATTTTAAATTGGCCACTGCGGCTGATGTTGTTGCTGATCCTTCTGCACCAAATGCATATGTGAAAGGTATTATGGAAGGCGTTGAATGGTTTTATGATAATGGTAACTGGAAAATGGCAGAAGCAGCTGACGATACTAGAAGACACATTAAAACATTGAGCCGCAGAGAGATTGAAGACACTGCCCTCAAACTGTTTGAGAACTTCATTCGTAAAATTTAAAATAATATAAATATAGATAACCATATAAAAGGAGTTTATCAACAATGTCTAAGTCACTAACTGAAACAGCAAAATCTATCTTGATGAAAGAGGGCATGATTCCATCTGTTTCATCAACAGATGCGGATCCTGATCGTGATGGTATGAATCAAAGATCAAATCCTAATATGGCAACCCTTCGTCCAATGTCACGAGCATCAGAAGGTCGTTTTGCCAATCCAGGTTCAATGCCTCCAGGCGGTGCAGAAGCAGCACAAGACCTTGGACCAGCTCTAGTAAACAACACAGATATTCCACCTTCTGCAAAAGCAGCAGGAACAATGGGCAAAGATAAGTCACGCTCAGGTGTGGCTGCCGTTGGTGCAGAACCATCTAAAGTACAAGGCAAAGGTGCCATGGCTGAAGAGATGGAAGAAGAAGAAAACGGCAAGAAGAAAAAGAAGCTAGAAGAACTCTATCGTCAAATCAAAGAATCTCGCAAAGCTGAAGAAGAAGAAGAAGAATCTTCAAAGCCAAAAAAAATGATGAAAGAAGATGATGAAGAAGAATCTGGCTATATGAAAAAAATGAAGATGAAGAAAAATAAAAAGATGATGGAAGCCAAAAAAGAAGAAGAAGAACTTGAAGAACAAATTGAAATGTCAGAAGAACTTGAAGCATTCATTGATGCTATGCTTGAAGAAGGTTATTCTGAAGATCAAATTGCTGAAGCCATTGAAGAAAACTTTGAAATCGTTTCAGAAGAAGCTAAAGAAGAAGAAGGTGAAGAAGAAGAATCTTCAAAGACAATGAAAGAACATGTTGATGCTCTTCTAGCTGGCGAACATCTATCAGAAGAATTCCGTGTCAAAGCTGAAACAATTTTTGAATCAGCCGTTAACACAAGACTCCAAGAAGAACTTGCAGTTATTGAAGAAGCTTATGCCGAATCACTAGAGCAAGAAGTTTCATCTATTATGGAACAACTAACAGAACAAGTTGACAGTTATCTTAACTATGTTGTTGAACAATGGATTGCAGAAAACGAAATTGCAATTGAATCAGGACTTCGTTCTGAACTAACAGAAGACTTTATGTCAGGTCTTCGTAATCTATTTGCTGAACATTATATTGATGTTCCAGACGAAAAAGTTTCTATCGTTGAAGGTCTTGCAGATAAAGTAGATACTCTTGAAAACAAGCTAAACGAAGAAATTGAACGCAATGTTTCTCTAAACAAGATGTTAGCTGAATCCAAAAAGTATGAAGTTCTTGGTGAAGCAACTGCAGGACTAACATCCACACAAGCAGAGAAGCTAAAAGCTCTTGCTGAAAACATTGATTTCACATCTACTGATGAGTATCTAAGAAAAGTTCACACTCTAAGAGAAAGTTATTTTCCTGTAAATGTCAACGCACAAACAACACTTGATAATGTTGATATTGCAGATGGTAGATCACTAATTTCTGAACAGCACCAAGGCCCAATGGGCGCTTATGTACGTGCTCTAGGTAAAACCCAATTAAAATAACAAAAAAACAAAAAGAAAAGGATTTAAAGTAAAATGTATTTAACAGAACAACTTGAAAATAAATGGTCCCCAGTTCTAGACTTTGACGGTCTATCACAAATTAAGGACCCATACCGTCGTGCAGTCACTGCCGTTATTCTTGAAAACCAAGAAAAAGCAATGGCTGAAGAATCACGCCAACTAAACGAATCAGCACCAACAAACTCTGGTGGTGGTTTGGGATCAGGAACAAATATTGGTTCATATGATCCAATTCTTATCTCACTTGTTAGACGTGCACTACCTAACCTTATTGCTTATGATATCTGCGGCGTTCAGCCAATGACAGGTCCAACAGGCCTTATCTTTGCTATGCGTTCACGTTATGCCTCACAAACAGGTACTGAAGCTCTATTCAACGAAGCAAATACAGCATTCTCTTCACAAAATGCTGCTATGGGTCTAACAGGCACTGGTTCACATCCAGCTGGTAACACAAACCCATATGTTGACTGGACAAATGGTGCTTCATACGCAGTTGGTAAAGGTATGACAACATCACAAGCTGAAGCTCTTGGCGACGGCGCAACTGGCAATGCTTTTGCAGAAATGGCATTCAGCATTGACAAAGTTACAGTTACTGCAAGAAGCCGTGCTCTAAAAGCAGAGTACACAATGGAACTTGCACAAGACTTGAAGGCAGTTCATGGTCTTGATGCTGAAACCGAATTGGCCAACATTCTTTCTACAGAAATCTTGGCTGAAATCAACCGTGAAGTTGTTCGTACAATCTACCGTTCAGCAACACTAGGTGCACAATACGGCGTTACTACAACTGGTACTTTTGATCTTGATACAGACTCAAATGGTCGTTGGTCAGTTGAAAAGTTCAAAGGTCTAGTATTCCAAATTGAACGTGAAGCTAATGCTATCGCACGTGCTACACGTCGTGGCAAGGGTAATATGCTAATCGTATCATCAGACGTAGCATCTGCTCTAGCTATGGCCGGTGTTCTTGACTATACACCAGCTCTCCAAGCAAACCTCCAAGTAGATGACACAGGTAACACATTCTGCGGTACTCTACATGGTCGCATCAAAGTTTACATTGATCCATATTTCGGTGGTTCTACAAACGGCGATGAACTTTGCACAGTAGGTTATAAGGGTACATCACCATATGACGCTGGTCTATTCTATTGCCCATATGTTCCTCTACAAATGGTAAGAGCAATTGGTCAAGACAGCTTCCAACCAAAGATTGGGTTCAAAACTCGTTATGGTATGGTAGCTAACCCATTTGCTACAACAGCAGGTGACGGCGTTGTTGGTACACGTGATACATCAAGTCAGGCCAACATCTACTACAGAATTTTCCGTGTGAGAAATTTGACCTGATTTGAATAATAATAAGAAACTACAATAAACTTAGAGGGGATTTATTTCCCCTCTTTTTTATGTGCTTCCATTAAATTTTTATTTGTAATAATATACAGCATTACCACAGTCCCATATTCTATCATAATCTTGTGATAACATATTTTCATATTCAGTTTTAGATAAATCTACATTAGGTATTTTATGTTTTTGAAATTTATTTCTAGAATATAAATTATTGTGATCTTTTTTATGAAAATAAAAATAGTTAGGAAAACTATCTTCTAATTTAACAAATCCAACTTTTTCGTATCCTATTCCATCTCCATATCTTTTATCTGCATATGTTAAACAGTCATTAATTTTAATATTTTTGATGAGTTTTGATATGCCGCCAACAACACTCATATTTTTCTTAGTGGTCATTCTTACTATTTCATTTGTTATATTTTTGTTGAATCTAGATTTACCAATAGACAAAGACATCATAATTTCATTGTCATAACAGAGAACATAATATCTATTTGCTGGTCTTGTTCCTTGAAGATGATTATCATTTTCAAATTGCTTAATATCTTTATACATTACTTCTTTGAATATTGTTTTTCTAGCGTGTATTTTTTTTTCACATTTTCCTAATTTTATAGAAAGGATAGACTTAACTATATCTTTTTTGTTGAACCATTCATTCTCAAATATTGTAATTAACTTATATCTTTGTTTATTTGCTAATTGTTGTTTATTGAGATGATATTTCTTATCTTTATTTCCCCATGTTTCTGAGTGAAAATATATACCACAATATTCAATTGCTATATTTTTTTCTGGAATAACTATATCAAGTTCTAAAGGAGCAATCAACTTTCTATCATTCAGAATAACTTTGAAGCCTAAAGATTCAATATAATTAGCAACTTGTAATTGTCCCACGGAAGTTTTAGCAAATTTGGCTTCTATATTATGAAGTTTGAATAATTTTTTAATTGTATTCATAGAACATTTATAATAATCTGCTAGACCACCCATACATTGAATTTTATTATAATCTTCTTGAATTTGTTCTTTTGTTAGATTGAATCTCTCGTCAAATTTATTTTTTTTAATAGTTTTAACTTTATCAGATATTGACAGTTTATCAATATTATGAGTTTCTAACCATTCATAAAAAGTTTCTTGACCAATATTATACATATTGCATATGTCAGAGATTGATATATTATTATACAGAAAAATAAGTTCTTCTTTTGAAGGTATATCTACTTTTTTAAGTAAAAAATCTTGATTTACCGCTTCTTTATGTGTATAAATTGGTATTGAATATGATTTTAACCATTTTCTAACAGTAGGATTTGAGGTTTTAAAATGTCTTGCTGTCTTTGATATAGACTTAACAGTGTTGTAATAATCCAATAAATCATCTTTACTTGGAACTAAATGCTTATATGACATTTCCATCTCCTATCAATTTCATTACTATATATTAGACTGAAATGTTCTAAATGTCAATGTTATATAAATATACTCATGATTATACTCAAACGCAAAGAATTGGTTCTAGTCGGTATCATCTATTATATGCCAGACTATAAGAATCTGGTTAATGAGTTTTACTGCCAATTTGACGATGTTGTTCCTGATAT